TGATGTCCATACCCGTGCATTCTCGGCTGTCAGTGTACCATTAAATGTATAGCCGCTAGGATAAATAATACGGCCATTGGTTTGATCTATTGTGACACCTGTTGGCACACGCACCTTGACGCCACGAATGCGATAGGCGCGACTTGGTAATGAGCTAAATTGTTGCGCATCAAATTTAATTGCAACAATTGCGCTATTAGGATATGTAAGCTTTTGATATGTAATCTCTTGGTAATATGTCCACTGGAATGCATTTACTAAGGTAGCTGGGTCAGCACTGTCGGCTGTTAGTCTTGTAATTTTTACAGCTACCGAACCAGTCCAACCGGTAGTAAAATCAACCCTATAATCACGCTGATAAGAATCAGCAGTACGGCCACTAACCGTCTCAGTCGCTACAGTAGTATATGCGCCACCATTATACGAAAGCGCAATTGTAAATGAAAAACTAGCGCCTAATATATCACCCTGCGTGTTAAATTCTTGCAATGCTGGTACTGTAATAGTAATAACAACACCGTTAACATTTACATCAGTTATTGTTCTTATAACTGGTGTTGCCTGCTCTACTGTTGAGTTAACGGTAACCGGTTCGCTAATATCGCCATAACCCTGAATATATGTTTGCGCTTGTGTGCCATAGCGCGGTTCAATGGTTACATTCTGAAAACTATAATCAACTGGTTGTACATTATTTAAATCAGCACTAGCCCTTAAAATAGGTGTTTTATTAAGATAAATATCCTTTAAAGCCGCAATATTATATGCAGTAGTGCCCTTGGTTAACCCAGCCGCTGATGGGAAACCTTCAATTTCGCCTTCACTAAGCAAGTCTAAAAATGTTGCATATTGTGTGCTAGCTAAACTATCTGCTGTGCGTGTCGGTGTGCGTGGTCTATTGGCTTCAGCCTGTGCTTGCGCTTGATCTTGTTGTTTTAGTAATGATACATAAGTTGCTTGGTCTGAACCCTTTAGGTTCATCGCCAGCGTTATCTCAGCGGCTGAAGGCATTACACTACCTCCAATGTCGAAACATTAGCTGATATAACAACCGAGCCAACAACCGTCTCACCATAAATAATAGGTACTGGTGTACCTTGCTTTGATGTATTTTGAATGCCAGTAAAACTGTAAGACTTCTGTGGATCTAGCTCGGATTCACGCATTGTCGATGGCGCATAAGACGCTGCGGCACCGGTACTCATTGATGGTGGCGCAATACGTGGCACTGGCGTCAGCAGTTGCGATACACCGCCCAGGGCCAGCGAGAGGCCGAGACCGCCTAGGACGGTACTTACCGCGATTGGGGCCGCAAGCCCTAGCAGTCCAATCGCAGCGCCGCCGGTCAAGAACGCCGCTCCTATTAGCAAAACACCTGCAACAATTTTGCCAATGCCGCCACCAGTAAATTGCTTCCATGTAATCGCCCCAGCAACAACAGGAATAATACGAATAATATTTTTACCTATAGGATGAGTTAGTTCTTCCTCGCCAATGTTATAAGACCCGACCATCACCCGATAATCATGCTGTGCCATATGCGATTCTAAGCCAGCAAAATTCACCAGCAGGTAACGCATCGCTTCTGCCGCATCACGCGCTTCAGCCATAAATGACCGCACACCCATGAACATTGCAAGCTCACCATAAACACGGATTTCACGCAGCATCGCATTTACCCCAAGTGCCATCAGTAGGATTAACGATATACCACGGCAATTGGCTGCGGTTGCAAGCTGCAATATCCATGCTGCTAGGTTCCGGTGATTGCCCAGGGTGGCTATGAACTACTGCCATGATAACACCGGTATCTTCAGCATCAGCCCAATCCGTTGGATCTATAATAAAACAATCTAGGCCATCTGCAATATTACTACAATTCCAGTATACCTCAATCCCATCGCAATTAACAACTAGCCCGCATGATTCATTCGGTGCCATAAGCTTTGCATGGTCAATAGCTGCATCACGCCAGTTCATCGCGCAAATAATCCAACGCCAGGATACGATCCAAACGGTAGCTGAGCTGTAACGCCAAATCTAGTAGCGCAACTGGTTAACCGCTTGCCGCATACATCAGAAGCAGCAGAAGCAACTGGATTATTATTAGCGTCATAATATGTAGCTGCTGTATAACTGCATTCAGTTGATCGATATACCCTTTGGCATAAGTTTGCAATGCATTGACGCTTTGGTGCCCTTACGCCAACCAAGTCAAATGCTGCTGCTAGTTCCCATTCGACTGCAGCCCTAGTCTCAATTACTTTACGATCAAGGTAATAAATCTCACGCGGGAACTCAGCGGTTGGATCTGCATTTGCATTACCGGCGCTGAAATTAGCAGCATCCAAATATCTTGATAGGGTACGAATACGGATAAACTTGGCGCCATTTAAATCATTGCCTGGGCTGGTTTCATTTACCACAAGCAAAATGCTAGTCACAAAACGCAAGACATTACTAATTACCAGCTTTGGCCGTGGCAGTTGGCCGTTGCCGTTGTACTCAAACCCTGTAACTTCAACCGGAAATGCAATATAAGTATTGCCAGCCCATACAATATTGCCATTATTTATTGCATTGGTGCCAGCATGAAACCTGAATACAGTATTAGCGCCATGTATTTCAGTAACCAAATGGATCTCAAACAATTCAATAATTGCTGATGGTGCCAGCTTTTGTAGTTCAGATACTGGTACGGTCATGGTTCTGCGACCTCATCAAATGTTGCTTGTATCGTATTGTTATTAAACATCTCTAGCGTGCGGCTCCATTCACGGCAAACATATTTATATCCAGTGCCCGATGGTGGTGTCCAGTCAAATGATTCAACACCTGCTCTTGCATCAAGGAATGCCTCAATATTATTAGCTTCAGTATCACTTCGATTTTTAAATTCTAATGACCAACTTTTTAGGTTTTGGTTAATGCCAAACGATTGCCGTTTTTCGTAGCCATCACCAAATTTAAATGCGGTAACGGCAGGCTTACTTAACCGCGATGCACCAAAATCTGAGACAAAAGTAAATGTTGGCATCAGCTCAATAACCCTCCAGGTCGTTTTTGTTTCAGTAGTTCCTGCTGCACCGCTTGGCTCAAAGCACGACCAAGCTGGTCACCTTTAGGTGAATCGCCCTCCACTTTACTACCTGTGGCATCAACATTAATCACAACGCTGGTTGAGCTGCTGCTGCTAGCACCGCCAGCAACACCTAGGTTACCATCGCGGCCACGTCGTAATGGTATGATCGCTTCTGGCCCTGCCTCACCCATCAAGCCAATGCCTTTAGCGAACGGGAATAACGTTGGCTTATCTACAATGCCCCCGCGTGCAAATGGTTGAATGCCGTTTTCGGCGTAAACACCGCCTGTGGCATTGTTGACATATTTAAAAATATCAGTTGGCGGAAGCGTTCCATTAGGAACACCAGCCCCTGCCCCTGGGAATATACTGCCCAGTATTCCTAACAGCGGTTTCACTATCGCCTGTTGCGTTGCGATGCGGATCATATCTTTTATAATTGAATTTGCTAAATCAGCAAAACTAAGTTTACCAGTTGTTGCAAAATTTACCAGTTGGTCTTCAAGCCCTTTGAATGTATTAGCCACAGCATTACCAACGTCTGCGCCTAAATTACCAATCGAATCATAATAAGATTTAATGCTTTCATTGAAATTAACACCAAAACTATTTGCTGCATCTTTTTGCTTTTGTGTTACTTGGTCTTGCAACATTGCCCGCTCGCGTAACTGCGCTATATAAGTGGCAAGCTCTGGGTTTGTTGCTGCCAATACATCAAGCTGTAATAAATTTATTTGCGCATTTAATCGCTCAACTGCTGTAAGTTCTTTTTTACTATTATTAATTTCTTTAATCTTTTCGTCGTAACTTTCTAAGCTTGGCAATAAATCTTTAAAGCTTTGCAATTGCTTTGCATCATCAAGTTTGTTTTGAGCAGTGGCAAGCTCTCCAAGAAACTTTGCAAAATACGATTTGTCAAACACAGCGCCAAGTTCTTCGCTTTCCGCTTTTAATTTATCTAGTTGTCTAATTAAATCATTTATATTTCTTGTGTTTGCTGTTAATGCTTCAGCTCTGTCGTTTAGTATTTGCTGCACAGGCGACGCCCCTACGTCTTTATACGCATCGTTCAAATCTTGAGTTTGCCGCGTAAGCGATCGAGTAAAATCATTGGCTTTTTCTATTAATGAATTTCTTCTATCTTGTAAGGTCTCAGCTTCTCTTGCGCGTTTCTTGGCCTCTGCTGCACGTTTCTTGGCCTCTGCATCTGCTTTGGCGTCTGCTGCGCTTGTGTCTAAATCCATGTTCCGACCGTTAGATCTGCGCCCTGTCCCAGTTGATGGCGCATCAGTCCAGATCTTTTGTATCTGCGCAAAGTCGCGGCTGGCTTG